GGGTGCTGCTGCGATGACATTGGCGTCGGCGTTGATGTGCTCGCGATCGCCATCAACATCAGGAATCATCGCGACCAGTTCGCGATGGCTCGTGACGCCATCGGTGGCGGACCAGATGTGGCGGGCGATGCCTTGGTCGCCGATCGCGTGAGTGGCTTTCCATGGGCCGGTGGTGTGCTTGTTCATGCTGCCTCCGAGAGGGTCAGCCCGTAGGTGGAGTTCGCGGTGCGAATCAGGCGCGTGTAGTAGGAATTGCGGCGCATCAGGACCGGCAGTTCATCCCAGAAGGCGATCAGCGGGAGTACGGCCTCGCAGTCTTCCTCCCACCACATTGGCTTTGCGCAATAGCTGCGGCCCTCGACGGCCTGAATGGCCCACGGTGACTGCTCGGCAAGCTGAGCGCGGCGCTCGGGCGATAACCAGATTCCACCGTGGGTCTGGCTCGATACCAGAATGATGCCCTCGGCAAGGCGGTTCGCGCTGATGAGTTGACCCCATGGTGAGTAGCCGTTCACTTTCGGAAAAAACTCGGTGTTCATCGTTTGCCTCGTTTGAGTTTGGGTTTGGACGGCTTGATACTAGCACAAGCGGGTTGCTCTGCAATAGGTCATTGCAAGTCAAAATGCATGGCATTTGTGCGCGGCATTTAACCGCATCGTGGCCGGAGGGGGTGTGCTGATCCCATTAGTTCTATTTCTTCATAATTAATTCTAGGCCCTTTTTTGTCGAAAAAGCCTTATGGAACATGGGCTTAGAATAATTTACTTTAATTACTTCATATCAAGGTAGGTTGTGGATAACTTGTGGACAACTCAGAGGGACGACTAGACAGAAAGAGATAGAGAAAGAAATATAATAATAAATAATAATATATATATATACTCTACCCTTTATGGATCAACAACTTACGAGTGGGTGTTGTTAGTGCGCAACATAATTAGTTCTATTTGTTCTTTTTCATGCTTTTGCCCGCTTGGCGGCAGGGCAGTTTGGTTGTAGATTCCCCACATGCAACGGACCAATGAAGAGGGAGCCGTGACTGTGAAAGTTGACACGGAAAATCCGGTGAAAAAGCGCGGGCGGGGTCGTCCCCCTGTGGCTCCGGAAGAGTCGAAAGAACTCCAGACTGTACAAACGCTAAAAGATGCCAGAAAACGCTGGGCGCATCCTGATCCGATTCTGTCTAAGTCAGTTGCCACTATGGCCCTCGCTGGCTTTCCGCGTGAACAAATCTGCGCGGCGCTGAAAATTAGCCCGGAAACACTGGGCCAGCACTATCACGACGAAATGACACATGGCCGGACTAACATCATGGCTGAGGTCGTCGGTAGCCTCGCCCAGCGGGCGATCGCTGGCTCCGACACGGCAGCGATCTGGCTCACAAAGACGCGCCTCGGATGGTCGGACCGACAGCAGGTCGATGTGAATGCCAGCGTGGAAGTCGTGCACCATCGGGGTGAGCTGATGTCCGAATTAACCGGGCTAATTCAAAAAGGGATCACGATAGACGCGGAGCCGATTCCCGAAAATCCGGGCAAAACGGATTCTGACCCCTAATCACAGGGATAGGCTCGGGCGCTTCTGGGCGCAAAATGGCACCGGCCCTCGAAACCGAGGGTTTTCAGGCTCGCCGGAAAATAGGCGAGCGAATCCGTGGCGAGCACGCGGCCCGCGCGAAAATCAGCCGGTCAAGCTCCGGGCGCGACTAGCCTACGGGCGCGTCGAGCTGTGCGGGCATGTGATGTGCTCCAAAGTATCGGCGCGAGATTGCACCCCATAAAGCGCCCCATGGGCGGGCGCTTTATAAGCTGCAAGCTCAGGCGGCGCGAGCTACCGCGTCGGCTTTCCGCTTGCCGGTACCGTGCGCGTGAAAACCCACGATAACGTCGCGGCGCTCGCCAGCTTGCCGTTGGCATAAGCCACAGCGGGCGCAATTGATATCTGAGTACTCAGCCGGGCACGACACCACGGTCCGGCCCGCTGGCGTTTTCAATGTGCGCGGCGCATCAGCCGGTAGCACGACCACGACCGGCGCAATTTCAAGCTCGGCGAGCTTGTCAGCTTCCGCCACCGTATTGGCGCTCAGATTTACGGTCAGCCCGCCAGCATTCGCGGCTCGAATAGCTTCCGCGTTACCGGGCGCGAGCGGGTCGTGGTGCGTGTACGTGAAACCTTTCCGGCCGCGATTAGCTTCCACAAGCTCCGCCAGCTTTTCCGCATCAATGTGCACGCGGTCAGCGGTCGGCAAGTCGCCGGACACGTTATGACGCCACAATTGACCGCGCGGAAGCTTGCGCACGTTTTCGCACAATGTGGACCACGAGCCGCCGCGCTCGCCATTAGTTACCTTTTTCCAGTGGATAGCTTGCGGACCATAATCCGCATAACATCCGCCCGCATTCGCCCGATTCAGCGGGCACGATATCGGGCAAAATTTTTCCGTGCTGGTAGTCGCTGGAATCGGTCCGATTTTCTGATTCGATGAAACGATCGTGAAGTGGACCGAGTAGCTGACCGTGTTTTGAGTTTGCATCGTTTTGGTTTTCCTAGTTTGGTGTCGTTTGAATTTCTTTCGCGGATCCGCTTAAGCTTTTTCGTGTAAGAGCGCTTTGATAGCTTTTACATAGTCCGGATAGTTTGCATCGATATCGCAATAAAGCTCCGATGCATCATCCATCGGTAGCCGGGCCATGGCCCGCTCGAATGCGATTCCAATTGCAATTTCCATGCGGTCAGCTGGCGATAAGCTCGCGCCATTTCCATCGCGCAATAATCGCGCCGCGCTGTATTTAATCTCCGATAGCATCCAATCTCGCGTCATATGTCACCTTTTAGTGTTTTGTGGGTTTCAAAGCTTCGCTGCAAGCGCTTTCAATTCTGAAATCATGTTTTCTCTAATTTCATAGTCCGGAATGATTCCGTAGGCACTAGTCGTGCTGTCGTAATCATAGGCGCGCATAACGGCCCGCTGGCTTAGCTCGCATGGCTCCGCCGTTACGTAATCAATGCCGCGGTCGATATCGACAAAAAGCACGCGCCCGCAATCAAGCTGGCCCGCTGCAATCCGCTGGCCATTTTCGGTATATCCGCGGCCCGTGTTAAAGCTAATCGTTTTCATAGGTTGCCCTCTGCGCCCGGTCGCGTTGGTTTGTCCGGGACGCCCATTCTGTACGCAAGCGGATTGTGTCAATAGCCTTTTTGCGCGTTTTCATAGGTTTATTTTCGTGCTTTACCGTAGAGCGGATATCTCCGCCCGCATGTGGCGGGCATGTGCCCGCACATAACCGGGCGCGACTATCGGCGAGCGGGCGCGATGCGCGGCCCGGAATGCGCCACGGGTACCGGGTCCCCTCCAGCCGGTCAGAATCAGGCGAGCGGGCGGGCTGGCGGGCGGGCGGGCACGCGAAACGACCCAGTGGGTGGTGGGTCCCATCTGCGGTATTTCACTTCCTAATTACACCCCTCCCCCACTTGCCCTACCCCCTTGCGCACGTTTACTCTAGGGTCCCATGCTGTATACCGGAGCCGCCCCCCTACCCCGCCACACCTACTGCTACGTGCAGCCCCACACATTCGGCAACGAAGACTGGGTACGGGTAGCGTGGTTTGGGTTGGTATCCCATCCGGGCAGAACGTGGGGGTGTCATGTGATGTTGGAGTGTGGGGCGGTGTATCGGAACGTCCCGCTGCACAAGCTCGCGCACAAAACCACAGGGACCCCTTGGGACCCCGCCGACGCACAGACTTGGGATTGCTATGGGAGCCAGTTCAGCGTGCTGGAGTATCCGTTTCTCGAAGGGACCCGAATGCGTACCCGGCTACGGTCCAAGCAAGAGCACACCGGTAACTACTTGTTCACCGCGATCCCGATGATGGACGGATTCAGTCTAGAGCCGGAGCAGAGCAAGGAGTTCTACTTCATCAAACTGGACAACGGGCGCTATACAGCGCAACCTACGAACCACGTTTTGGTGCTGGATAAATCGTTCATCACCGAAGCTAACTGGCCGAAGTTGAAGCGTCAAACTGAGATTTGGAGTGTTGACAATGGCAACGAAGTCTAAAGTAAACGCAGCGGGTAACTACACGAAGCCCGAGATGCGCAAGAAGTTGTTTAACGAGATCAAGGCATCCGCCACCCAAGGCACCGCAGCAGGTCAATGGTCAGCCCGAAAGGCGCAGCTCTTAGCCAAACGCTACAAAGAGAAGGGCGGTGGGTACAAGTCATGAAAGCCCCACAGAAGTCTCTTAAAGATTGGACCGCGCAAGAATGGC